GGGTCTCCCGCGTAAATTGGTGCGGCTCCAGCAGCTCGCACAGCGTCGCAGTTCTCGTAGTAGACATAGGTCTCCTCTTCCTGCGGCTGTTCTTCAACGTCCTCATTTGGCTGGTTAACAAGCGGCTGAGGCACTGTTCCACTGTCAGATTCTCCAGTGTTGAGTTGATCTTCGACAACAGGTTCTGGGGGTGCCTCTTCCACGATCTCGGGTGTCGGTGTCGGTGTCGGAGTCGGCGTGGGAGTCGGTGTCGGTGTGGGTGTCGGAGTCGGCGTGGGAGTCGGAGTAGGCGTTGCTGACTGGACGATTGGCTCAGGAGTGTTGCGACTCACCACAGTGGTAGGCGCGTCGTCATCTCCGCCACCGTTTACCGGCATTGCAAGGGATCCCACCACGATCGCAGCCAGTCCAATGAGGCCTGGCAGAGTGCCGTTCTTCCGCCCTCTCTTAACCCCGAACATTGTCCGACGGCCGGTAATCAGAACCCATACTGCGACGAACGTTCCGACTAACCCAGCCATAATCAGAGCTCCACCCAGCCCGGAAGATGCACCGCCGATCAAGACGACGAGCGAGAGCGCACCGATACCGAGCCAATCCAACAGGGTACGGTCCTTGATCCAAGCTGTGATGGCAGCGGTTGATGACGGTTTTTCGTCGGGCATAGCCGTGACCTTTCAAAGACACTTCGGGGAGAGAGCGATACCGACTTCGCTCTCGTCAACTTAGCTTGGTTCGATGGCCAGCTCTAGCCTTTCGCCAGGTGCGCAGACGCGCCCTCACGACGACAAAGGTTGGGGTCAGCTCTTTGCAAAATCTCTGAGCTCGGCAATGCGTGGCAGGTCGACGTGCAGCGCAATCGTCTCGGGTGTCGCACCTGAGCCGCCGACGAGGTAGGCATCGCCGTCCATCTGGTCGAGTAGTGGTGCCATGAGCGCGGCGCGTTTCGCTGACACGAACCCGACCTTGCGGCCATCGAGGGCATGCACTGCGACCGCGTTCGTATCGTGAACGTTCTTCGGTTCGCGGATGAGTAGCCATTGCGTCGCGATCAGCTTCGATCGATGTGAGTCGAGGATGTAGTTGGCGGTGCCTCGGATGCGGAGTCGCGTCGGCTCGAGCTCGGTGAGGTCGATGATGTTGAGGCCGTCGACATTCACTCGTGAGGGTCGCACTTGCGCGTCGGCGTCGAGCTGGTCGATCTGCCGGTCTACGTCTTGCGGCTCGAGGCCGTGGGCGTAGCAGAGGTCAACGAAGTCGCCGGTGTCCATGCCGTGCGGGTAGTCGCGACGGATCTGGCGTGCGAGCTGCAGGGCGGTCTTCTTCGGCCCCGATGCATTCGGCTTGCTCGCCGTGGCACTCACGCGCCGCTGCGGTGGCGGAGTGCTCGGAGCGGATGACGAGTCAGCGAACAGTTGCCAGATGAACCAACCCACGCCGACGATACCGCCGACCACGATCAGCATGACGAGTAACTCCATGGCTTGGACATTAGCGAAGCGATGCGACACGAACGTGCTGCCTGCGGGTGGCAGTGGGGTGGGCGTCGAAGGACAGTAGCCCCTAGCCGGCATCCTCGAGCCTGCGGGCAGTAGGGGTGCAGGTCACCGGGGGACATAGAGACTGCCCTCACCGGGGCCGCCGACAGACCATACGGGTGGAGCGGTGCGAGCACGGTGAGGGTATAGACGGATCCGGGTACGGCGATACGGTCGCGGCCGGGCGACAGCACGACGGTTCACCTATCGAGAGGACGCCACGCATCAGACCCTGGGGTGGGGCAGAGGATGCAGGCACCCTGGGTAGCCGCATGCTGGGGTGGCACTAGTGCAGGGGCGGTGGGGTAGTGGCGGGATGGCAGACGAAGCGCCGTGACGAGCTGCCCTCCAATTGGGCCTCACTCCGGAAGCAGGCGAGTGCACGTGCAGGCGGCAGGTGCGAGCGCAAGACGAACGGTGTTCGCTGCGATCGTCCAGGCAAAGAACTTCACCACATCAAGCGCGACGTTCACGATCTCCGATGGCTCGAATGGCTGTGTCCAGACCATCACAGGATCGAGACCATAGCGCAGGCGAAGGCAGCGCAGCGGGCGAAGTATCAAGCCGCACGCTTCCGCAAACCTGAAGATCATCCTGGCGTTCGAGGCGACTCTCTTCCTTGGCTGAAGCCTCGAAACTGAACGACGTTCATCGAACCCCCGTTCGCCCAGCGCCGCGCCGGGGAGGGGGAGCCCCCCTTTGGGTCTCCGAGAAAGCCTTCGGGCTTGGCATTTTCAAATCTGCATGCATCATTTTTCATTTTTTCGATTCGGCCTATAAGAGGTACAAACCTCGCCACAAACGCATTTTCGAGCGTTTTCGGGCCGTTTTCCGTATCTGGGAGGCGTGATGAGTGAGCCGAAGCGGCCGCCGACGGGTCTCTCGACGCGGGCTCGGAAGCTGTGGGCCGACACGTGCGAGGTCTACGACTTGGACGAGCATGAGTTCCCGATCCTCGAGGCGGCGTGCCGTGAGCTCGATCTCATCGCTCGGCTTGAGAAGGAGCTGAAGGGCGCACCGCTGATGGTGCGTGGCTCGCAGGGGCAGGATGTCGCGAACCCGCTGCTCGGTGAGGTTCGGATGCACCGCAAGGCGTACATCGACTTCATTGGCAAGCTCGAGCTTCCGGAGTCGGATGGGGCGGCGGCGCATGATCCGCGCCGGGCTGCTGCGCAGAAGGCGGCGAACGCTCGGTGGAGCCGTGGCGCGTAAGCGTCGCGTCGTTCAGCATGACGATTCGGCGGAGATCCTCCGCTATTACCAGGAGCTACTGAACGAGCCCGCTCCGAAGTTCGAGAAGGGGTTTGAGCCCGATGTGATCGGCCCGAAGTGGCAGATCGAGGGCGGAAAGTTTGTGCTGCCTGAGCGTTCGATTGGCTGGGATTCGCTGGTCTGGGCGGGGCAGAAGCTGCAGCTGAAGCGTGATGTGCCGTGGAAGTTCACCGCGGAGCAGGCGCGTTGGTGGCTGTGGTGGAACGCGATCGATGAGCACGACGAGTTCATTTATGCGCGTGAGGGGTGGCTTCAACGTCTCAAGGGTTGGGGTAAGGATCCGCTCGCCGCGGTCGTGCTCGCGAACGAACTCATCGGGCCGTGCCGGCCGGGTGGCTCGGACGGCGCGGTCGAGGAAGAAGACGCTTGGCTTCAGGTGCTCGCGGTGACGCAGGCGCAGACGAAGAACACGATGCGCATCTTCCCGACGCTGTTCACGGAGGACGCGCAGCGCGAGTATCAGCTGCAGGTCAACAAGACGACGATCTACGCGCTCGGTGACTCGCGGTTCCTCGAGGCGCTGACCTCGAACCCGACGCCGGTCGAGGGTGGCCGTACGACGTTCGTGATGGGCAACGAGATGCAGTTCTGGTTCTCCTCGAACGGCGGCCACGACATGTATGGCGCGGTGGATGGCAACCTGACGAAGAACCCCGGCCATGCTCGGTTCCTCGGTATTTGCAACGCATTCCAGCCGGGCACGGATTCGACGCTCGAGCGCACGCGCATGACGATGGACGCGCACCTCGCGCGGCCCGATGAGATCGATTTCTCCGGCGTCATGTACGACTCGCTCGAGGCGAACCCGAAGATCAAGCTGACCGACGGCGACGACGCGCTCGAGAAGACGGTCGAGGCCGTGCGCGGTGACGCGGTGTGGCTGAAGCCGGCTCGCGTGCTGCGGTCGATCAAGGATCCGAAGAACCTGCCGTCGGAGTCGCGTCGTAAGTGGTTCAACCAGATCGCGGCCGCCGAAGACTCGTGGATGGATCCGTTCTGGTGGGACGCGAACGCTGACACGAGCCTGCAGTTGCAGCCGCGCGACGAGATCGTGATGTTCTTCGACGGATCGAAGTCGGATGACGCGACGGTGCTCGTCGCATGCCGGATCTCGGATGGTGCGCTGTTCCCGCTCGGGCTGTGGCAGGCACCGCCGAAGGCTCGTCGCGGCTCGTGGCTGGCACCTCGTGGTGAGGTGTCGCAGCGCGTGCGCCAGGCAGTGCGCGACTACAAGGTGGTCGCGTTCTTCGCTGACCCGTCGCACACGCGCGAGGACGGCACTCTCGACCCGTATTGGATGTCGACCATCGATCAGTGGCACCGCGATCTCGCGCCGAAGCTCCTCGTGTGGGCGAAGCCGGGCAAGGGCGGCCACTCGATCGCATTCGACATGTCGAACGCTCACGGCGAGGGCGCGAAGTTCGTTGCTGCGGCGGAGCTCATGGTCGAGGAGGTCGAGCGGGGCGAAGTCCCGCACGCCGGCCACAAGGAGCTTGCGCGGCACGTCAAGAACGCGAAGCGGTTCCCGACCCGGCACGGCGTCTCCCTCATGAAGGAAGGGCCGGAGAGCCCGAAGAAGATCGACCTCGCTGTCGCGGCGGTCGGCGCGCGCATGCTCCGGCGTCTCGTTCTCAACTCACGCACTCGGACAAAGGGAGGTTCCGCATGGTGATGACTGCTGACCAGGCAAAGGACACGCTGGGCGATCTCCTCAACGGGATGCGCGAGGCGGGCAAGCACTACGACGAGATGAAAAACTGGCGCGACGGTGAAACACCGATGCCGTACAAGCCTCGCGACACGGACGACGACTTCGACGCGCTCATGGAAAAGGCTGAGACGCGGATGATCGGCCTCGTGCTGCGCGTGCTCACGCAGTCGATCGAGCTGCGCTCGTACTCGCCGGGCATCGAGGACGACGGCAAGCTGATGCTCGCGTTCTCGCAGAACCGAATGCAGACGCGCCAGAAGCGGCTGTATCAAGCGGCGATGACGTCGGGCATGAGTTACTCGAGCCTCGAGATGCGCGGCGGCCGTCTGCGGTCGAAGGTGTACTCGGCCAAGAACGCATACGCGGTCTTCGGTGACGCGGAAGCCGACGAGTTCGCAGACTACGCGGTGACGCGCGGCCAGAAACTCGTCGGCGGCGGCCACGAGCTGACCCTGATGGACTCGGACGCGATCTACCGATTCCACGAGGGCACCGGCAGCACGGATCTCATGCAGATCGTCCCGCACGGCCTCGGCGTGACGCCGATCGTTCGGTTCACCGGCGAGATGGACGCCGAAGGCGACGTGCAGAGCGAAGTCGAGCCGCTGATCGAGCCGCAGGCGTCGCTGAACCAGACCAAGGCCGACCGACTCGTGGCGCAGTCGTACGCCTCGTGGGTCGTGCGCGTGCTCTCCGGCGTGGAGAAGCCGGACGACGAGTACGAGGCGCGCGCTCAGAACATCGAGCTGTCGATGAAGCGCCTGATTCTGGCGAACGATCCGAACGCGAAAGCGCAGACGTTCGGCACGACGAACCTGCAGCAGTACATCGACGCGGGCAAGTCGGACAAGCAGGAGCTCGCGGTGCTCGCGCAAGTGCCGCAGAAGACGATCATCGGCGCGCAGTCGAACCAGTCGGACGGCGCGGACGCGCTGGCGGCGGAGGAAGCCTCGACGCAGCGCAAGCTGCACAACTACGAGACGTCGTTTGGCGAGTCGTGGGGCACGTGGTTCCGCCTCGCGGGCGGGCTGCTGCGAATCGACGGTGGTCTCGATGACTACCGCGGCGCGGTGGACTGGCGTGACTCGGAGATCCGGTCGATGTCGCAGATGGCCGATGCGCTCGGCAAGATCGCGACGCAACTGCAGGTGCCGGTGAAGGCGCTGTGGAACATGATCCCGAACGTCTCGCCGGACACGGTGCGGCAGTGGGAAGAGATGGCAGCGGCTGATCCATACAACCAGGCGCTCGCAGCTGCAGGGCTCGGAATATGAGCGAGGTCTTCACGCGCTACCGCGAGGCGCAGCAGGACATCGCGCGCGGCGTGCTCGACGGGCTCACGAACACGATGGGTGGACTCGACTTCACGCGCATCGATGCCTCGGCCCCGGCATGGGTCGCGGCGTCGACAGCGGTCGTGCAGCGCGGCTATCAGGAGGCGGTCACCGCGGGCAGCGACTTCCTCACGGACTTCGCGAACGCGGGCGCGATCCCGAAGCGATTCCAGCTGAAGCCGGCAACGCTCGACTCGAAGCTGGTCGTGACGTCACTCGTCACGCTCGGCCTGTACCGGGCGAAGCATCTGATGGCGCAGGGATACGACATCGACCGAGCGATTCGCGAGGTGTTCGCCGCGGTGTCGGGCGCTGGCATGCGGCACGCGATGGCTGGCATGCGCGAGACCGTCACGAACACGTCGAAGACGTACACGCGAGTGCGACGCATCGCGAAGGAAGGATGCTGCGGGTTCTGCGCGATGCTCGCAACGCGCGACTACTGGATTCCTTCGGATCAGGAGCCAGCGACATCGGCGGCCGCGGTCGTTGTCGGCCGCAACGGCCGCACGCGCGGCCCGCAATCGATCAGCGCGCAGTACCACGACAACTGCAAGTGCGAGGTCGTGCCAGTGAGCGACGAACTGCAGCCCGAAGGGTACGACGAACGTCTCGAGAAGTTCGAGGATGCGTACTACGAGGCGCGACGTCGCGCGGAGGATCGCGAGGGCGGCGCGGCCGTCGGTAAGAACGTGATCCGCGAGATGGACAAGCTCCACCGCGAGGGCTGGTTCTAGAAAGTCTTCCCTGCCACAAGCCGTGGCGGGGGTTTTGTGCCGTCAAGCGGCGGCCGATGAAGGGTAGGAACACATGAGCGTGAAGCTCGAAACCGAAACCCCGCGCGTTGAGCAGAGCTCAGACGCTCAGGTCGAGGAAAAGAACGAAGCGGTCGAGGACTCGGCCGCGGACGACGCCAACGAGTCGACCGAAACGGTCGAGGGCGACGACAACGAGGGCCAGCAGGCCGCCGACGCAGCCTCGACCGACGAGGTTGAAGACTCGGGCGACGAACTTGACGAGGGCGAGACCTTCGACAAGCAGCGCGCCATGGAGACTATCCGCCATCAGCGCAGCGTCGAGAAGGAGCTGCGCGGCACCAACAAGGCACTTTCGCTCGAGAACCGGCAGCTCCGGGTCGCGATCGAAAAGAAGCTGCCAATGAAGCTCGCAGAGCGCCTGCGCGGTGACTCGCTCGAGGACATGCGCAAGGACGCTGACGAGCTGAGCAACGGCATGGCGACCGGCTGGCAGCCGGACTACGAGCCGGAGGGCGGCAACCGTCCCGGACGCGGGCGCAAACAGAGCGCTCGTGAATCAGCAAAGGCAGCGGCATCCCGCCGCTTCAAGACCAATCAGGAGAAGACAGCATGACCTACATCGGTGTGCGTAAGAAGTCCTTCCTCGCGGAGAACCGGTCGTGGCTGCTTAGCCAGGCCGGCGTGGGGCCGGGCGAGAACCCCAGCATCGTCCTCGACATCGCGTCGTTCGATGCTGAAGACCACTACCCGGAGGGCTACATTCCCTCGGGCATCGTGCTCGGCAAGATCACCGCATCCGGTGAGTACGGCCCGTACGACGCGACGGCCACCGACGGCCGCGAGACCGCAGTTGAGCTGCTGTTCGGCTCGCTGACCGTCGAGCCCGGCGCGACCGTCGTCGGCGGTGCCGGTGTGCACCGCGGCGAGGTCCAGCCCGGCCGCCTGCCGATCGAGGCCGGCGCGGGCGCGCTCGACGCCGCAGCGCGCCAGGCGCTGTTCCTCATCCGCTTCGCGGATGCAACCACCACCATTTCGACCGAACCGGCAGGAGCCTAACCATGGCGATCATCTTTGATTCCGTCGTACCCGCGGACGAGCTCACGTTCTTCGCCCGCGAGGTGCCGACTCCCTCGGGCCTGAGCCTGATCGAGCAGTTCCCGACCGTCGTGAAGCCCACGAACACTGTTCGCTGGGGCGAGATCACGCGCCGCAACCGCACCGCGAAGTACCGCACCTTCGACGGTCGTATCAACGTCTCGGATCGCGACACCGCGACCACGACTGAGGT